GAGGAGAGATGATCGTAAGCATATGTCGATGCTGGAAGATTTCTGGTTGCCAAGACGTGAAGGCGGTAGGGGAACAGAAATTTCTACTCTCCCTGGTGGTGAAAATCTTGGACAGATAGACGATATTGTTTACTTCCAGAAGCGGCTATATCGGTCATTAAATGTTCCTGTTCAAAGATTAGAGCAAGAACAACCAATGATGGGTATCGGTAGATCACAGGAAGTAAATAGAGACGAGTTAAAATTCCAGAAATTTATTGACCGTTTACGGCGTAGATTTGCTCAGCTATTTTTAGAGGTTCTGAGAAAGCAGTTAATACTCAAAGGTATTATTACAGACGAAGATTGGAAAAGTTGGACGACAGATATTATTGTTGATTTCATCAGCGATAATAACTTTTCCGAATTAAGAGATGCTGAAATGTTGAGGGAAAGATTACAAACCCTTGATATGACACAGCAGTATATAGGCGAATTTTATTCTAAGGAATGGGTTTGGAAACATGTTCTCAACTTAACAGATGACGATATTGAGAATATGAAGAAAGAGATTGCTCAAGAAACCGCCAATGGAGAAATTGATAATGAAGATGATGATAATGATAAACAACCGGTTGCTAAAAAACCAAAAGGAGTAAATGATGGAAATGAATAGAACTATTGAGGACTTTATTAATGCCATTGGCCAAGATGACTATACTAAAGCAGAACCAGCTTTCAATGATTTAATGTCAGGGAAAATTGAGACAGCTTTGGACGCACAGAAAATCGACGTAGCAGACAAGATATATAATGGTGTTGAAGCTGAAGAGCCAGAAGCCGTTGAAGATGAAGCTGAAGAAGCTGAAGATGACCAACGGTCTGCTTAAAATATTAACACTTATAAATATATCTAAAGTCAAAGGATCAACATGAAAACTTTTAAACATATACGAGAAGCAAGAATATCTGGCATGCCGCCAGGTGATCACGTTTTCGATACAAAGGTTAAAGGTGTTGAGATAATGGTACACAAGGGTGCTGATAAAAAGAATCCTTATATCACTTATGTCGATAAAGAAATGTTAGATAAATTTGCAGATTTAAAAAGTGCGAAGGCAGCTGGTTTAGAGTTTGTCAAGCAGTCGAAAGGATAATATACAATGAAGTTTATGGTGGAATCAATTGATAACGAACTAGAAGTTATCACTGAAGCTAAAGAGAATGGAGAAAAGTCCTATTCTATTAGCGGTATCTTCGCCATGGCCGAAGGTGTAAATAAGAATAAGCGTTCATATCCGAAGCCTATTATGGAAAAGGCAGTTCAGAGATATGTAGACGAACAGATAAAAACCAAAAGAAGTGTTGGAGAGTTAAATCACCCTGCGGGGCCAACAGTTAATTTGGATAAAGTATCCCATCTAATTACCGAACTAACATGGCAAGGTAATAATGTGATGGGTAAGGCACAAATATTGGATACTCCGATGGGTAAAATCGTAAAAGGTTTGCTTGACGGTGGTGTACAACTTGGAGTGTCAACTCGTGGTATGGGTAGCCTCGAGCAGAGAAACGGCGTAAGTTATGTAAAAGATGACTTTCTTCTTAACACGGTTGATATCGTGCAAGATCCATCAGCACCAAATGCTTTTGTAAATGGAATTATGGAAGGTGTGGATTGGGTTTGGAATAACGGCGTTATCGAAGCAAGAGAAATTGAAAGAATGGAGACTGAAATAAAGAAGGCTCCGCGTGCTGACCTCTATGAGGCTCAAACACGTGAGTTTAAGAATTTCCTCTCGTTGCTCAAAAACAAGAAAATGTAAAGGAGTCACAATGACTGACGAAAATCAGATCGCTGATACAGAACTCCATGACGAGGACGTTATGGAAGGTTCAGTAGATCCAAAAAATGCAGAACAAGCTTCGGTTGCTTCGGTGGATAAAGCCGCAGACGCAACTAAAAAAGCTACGCCTCCAAAGACTAAAGCAGCTATGATTAATGCTATGTACGGTAAAATGCACAGCATGAATAAAACTCAGTTGTCTGCCGCTTATAGCGGTATGCATTCTGAAGATGTAGATGTTGATGAAGATATGGCAGAAATTGCAGAAGCACCTGAAGTAGAATATAACTACAACGGTGAATTGCAATCTGTTATGGAATCAGAAGCAACTCTATCAGAAGAGTTTAAAGAAAAAACTGCAGTAATCTTTGAAATGGCGCTAAAAAGCACACTTGCAGAGAAAATCACTTCCCTGGAAGAAAATTATGCAACCGAACTAGCAGAAGAGATTGAACAACATCAATCTGCCATGGTAGAGAAAGTTGACGGCTACCTGAATTATGTCGTAGAAAATTGGATGGAAGAAAATAAAGTTGCCATCCAGCAAGGACTACGCACAGAAATCGCAGAAGGTTTTATGGACAAACTTAAAGATGTATTCACAGAATCATACATCACAGTTCCAGAAGGCAAAGTTGATCTACTTGACGAACTCTCCGAGCAAGTCACAGACCTAGAAACAGCTTTGAATGAAAGAACAACTGAAGTCTTGCAAAGCCATGAGTTGCTAGAAAACTATGCACGTAACGAAGTAATTCGTGATGCATCAGTTGATCTAGTTGAAACCCAAGTTGAAAAATTGGCAGCTCTTGTAGAGAATATTGACTTTGACGATATCGAATCTTTCACCAAGAAAGTCGCTATTGTTAAGGAAACTCACTTCTCCCCAGAAGCAGTCGAATCACCAATTACTGAAGATGTAGATGTTGACCAGCCTGAAGAAATCACTGAAAAAGTTAGTGATCAAATGGCCCAGTATCTTACAGCTATCAGAAGTCAAACTAAATAAAGAAGGATCCTATTAAATGGAAATGCAATCTTACGATACACTGGTAGAAAAGTGGGCACCGGTTCTTAATGAAGAATCAGCCGGCAATATCGGTGACCGTCATAAAGTAGCTGTTACAGCTGCTCTCTTGGAGAATACTGAAAAAGCACTGCGCGAAGAGCGTCAGCTTACAGAAGCTGCTCCAACTAACTCTAACGCCGGCGTAAACAACTGGGATCCAATCTTGATCTCCCTAGTCCGTCGTGCCGCACCAAACTTGGTAGCATATGAACTAGCAGGCGTTCAGCCTATGTCTGGTCCAACTGGTCTTATCTTTGCGATGAAATCACGTTACACCAGCATGAGTGGAACAGAAGCATTGTTCAACGAAGCAGACACTAAGTTCTCTGGAACTCAGAACGATGCAGGAAACGGCGCAGCAGGTCCATCGGGCTTGAGTGTTACTAATGCTAACTCCGCTCACACAATCGACTCTGACCGTGCAACCGACATCTTCGGTAATGCAATGAATACTGACTCGGCAGAAGCACTTGGATCAACTGGTTCATCTGACTTTGCAGAGATGGGTTTCAGCATTGAAAAGCAGACTGTTACTGCTAAGTCACGTGCTCTGAAAGCAGAATACTCGCTTGAACTCGCACAAGACTTGAAAGCAATCCACGGTTTGGATGCAGAAACAGAACTTGCGAATATCCTTTCAACTGAAATTCTTGCAGAGATTAACCGCGAAGTAATTCGTACAATTAACTCGCAAGCTAAAACAGGTTGTTTGCAAGCTAACGTAACTACTGATGGTATCTTCGATCTTTCAACAGACGCAGACGGCCGTTGGAGTGTAGAGAAGTTCAAAGGTCTCGTTGTACAACTTGAGCGTGAAGCTAACGTAATTGCTAAAGAAACACGTCGTGGCAAAGGTAACATCATGGTATGTTCCTCTGACGTTGCGTCTGCTCTTTCTGCAGCTTCTATGCTGGATTACACTCCAAGCATGAACACAAATCTGAACGTAGATGATACAGGCAACTTGTTTGCAGGTACTTTGAACGGTCGCATGAAAGTCTATATTGACCCATATGCAACTGTAGACTATGTAACAGTCGGCTATAAGGGTTCTAACCCATATGACGCTGGTGTGTTCTATTGCCCATACGTGCCGCTTACAATGATGCGTGCCGTAAGTGAAAATACTTTCCAGCCTAAGATCGGCTTTAAGACCCGTTACGGAATGGTAGCCAACCCATTCGTGCCAGGTGCTATCGCAGCTAACGGTCTTGGTACTGCTAAGTCCAACCAGTACTACAGAATCTTCCGTGTTGACAACATTCTCGACTAAACGGAAATAAACTTAACTACTACCTTGGGGGGGCTTCGGCCCTCCCTTTTTTTTGTCTTTTTTTTGAAATAAGGTGTTTACATACTATATTGGATAAGTTATAACTACTCTATCGGAAACATAACTCAGACAAGAAAGAGATACAATGCAACAGTTATTTAATGTAGAAGTAGACGGCGTTGACCTACAGGACTATCCGAAATTTTGTGATGCATATATTAGTTTTGCGGAAGACAACTGGGGAGTACCACTTACAGAACTAGAACTAGATGTTGTAAATGAAGACTCACAGCTTGTCTGGGAACATGTGTTTGCAGATTTATATTAAAAAAAATGGCTGTAAGCAATTTTAGTTGTTTACAGCCTAATCCAAGCCTGTTATAACTATTATACCGAAACCAAACTGGAGATAATATTATGATTAATCACGTCACTCGCCACGAATACCAAGGCCAAAATGCAGCTAATCTTATGGCTCTGGGCTTTGATGAGACAGATGAATTTGTAACATTTAAGCAGGCTATCAAGCTGCCAGGACTCAATGGTAAAGTTCTAAAGGGTATCAAGTCTAAAGCAACTCTCGTGCGTTATAGCCGAGTTGAGAAAGTGCAAGACGAAAAGGGGAAGCAAACTCCTAAGCCGATCTACTTTGCAGTGTTTCACATCCTCGATGTTCTAGCACGTCGGCCAAAAGAAATATAAAAAAAGATTGCTGGAGGGGTTTACAGCTCCTCCAGTATCTGATATAAGTAATTAACAGAAGCAAACTAGAAAGTGAGACTCCAATGATTATAGTATCAGATATCCAAGATGCAATGATGATGCAAAAGAAAATAGGAAGCATTATCCGCCGCTCAGTAAATAACAATAAAACATTGAAAGATGTGCAAATTGAATTACTGTTGCTTGTTGAAGACCTCGGTAAGAATATCGAACGGTTAGATTCAGAGATGGATATTGCGGGTATGAATGTAATTGAAGAGTTAGACGCAATCGAGCAAGGCAAATGAGAAACTGGATCTTTGAAACACTAAGCACTATAATGTCTCTTATAGTTGTACTTGCTTTAGTAGCATACTTTTTAAGTTAAATTAAGGACTCTTCGGAGTCCTTTTTATTTGCGTTATAAATACTTCTGTAATAAGGAAGTATGGATATGGCTGATCTAACAAAAAATATGAATTTCTTACAACCCACTGGATTCAAGGTGGTGATTGATAGAAAAAATTACCCTAACCTAGAATACTTTGTACAGAGTACAAATCTCCCTGGCGTGTCTAGTCCGTCGGTTGAAATCGGTTACCCCAGAGCAAATATTCATATGACTGGTGGGCAATTAGATTATGATGAAATTACCATGGACATTATTTTAGATGAAAATATGGATGCATATACCGAAATGTATTCATGGATGGAAAGAAATGCTGAAACAAAGCAATCAACTTTAATATCCGACATTGGAAAATATAACACCAATGCAGATGCCTCAACATCATCAGATATAACACTTTTGGTTCTATCGAGTCATAACAATAAAACCAAAAAAATTAGCTATAGAGATTGTATTCCTGTGCAGCTTGGCGCAGTACAGCTTATGTCTAATGTTGCCGATGTCCAGTATATTGTACTGCCAGTAACATTCTCTTTTACTTACTTTGAAATTTTATAAATCATGAGGACTTTTTATGACACTAGAACAGTTATTGGAAATGTGGAAAACTGACTCCGAGATTGATCGGTATAAGTTAGATGAAACTTCACTAAACACTCCCAAGTTACATTCCAAATATTTAGAAATTCTGAGTATCGCTAAACTTCAGAGGAAGAAAGCTGAGCACTCACAGAAAAGATTGCTAAAGAAAAAATGGCTTTACTATAACGGGAAGCTACCTAAAGATGCTATAGAAGAATTGGGTTGGGAATATGATCCATTTCAAGGACTTAAAGTTCTAAAAGGCGAAATGGAATACTACTATAATTCAGATATAGATATTCAGCCCC